AACAGCAACGCCTCCACCCGCTATCTCAAGGTGTTCAACACCGCCGCCGGCTCCGTGGTCATGGGAACGACCTCGGCCATCCTCGATATCGCTTTACCGCCCAACAGTGTGCCCGTCGATATCTTGACGGGCGAAGGCGGCGTCGGGTTTGCAACCGCCATCAGCGTTGCCATCACAGGTGGACGCGGGAACACCGACAACACCGCCATCACGTTGAACGACGTGACTGGTTTCATCACCTACGCCTAGAGAGAGGATCAACATGACGACCAGAGCAGCAAGTATCGACGTGCTCGTGCGCGATGACGCGCAGGGCACCGCCACCGGCACCCCGTTTGGCGTCATCAACGTGGAGATGGCGCAGGGCACGACCGAAGACGATGGCGTCACCGTGGTCATCGGCAACGGGTATCTGCCCAACATCGGATCAGCCGCGCCGGCGGACATCAAAGTCACCGTGCATCAGCCGCCCATCGAAACCCAGCCGGCTGCGCTCTTGAGCCGCGTCGATGACGCCGTCGAGAACACCAGCACCCTGACATTTAATTTGACGCCGTAATCCCATGCTGCTGCTGCTGCTAAACCAGCCGGCCAGCGGCAGCACGGCGACCGTCAATGTTGGCGGTACTGCCTCTAGGGAAGAGCCCGGCGGTGCGCAGGTTGCTGGCAGCGCTGTAACGCTGTCGGTCGGCGGGTCGGCTGAGGTATCTGGCGGCGGCGGTCTCGTCGCCACGCTCAGCGGGGTTTCGCTCGTCGTTGGTGGGACCGCGCAGCCAGAGGTCGCTGGCGGTTTCGCTGCCGCCGCTGGCGTTGCCACTTTGCAGGTTGGCGGCGCTGCCGAGCCCGACCGCGCGGGCGGCCTAGTCGCCGCGCTCGGTGGGGCGGCTCTTGCCATTGGCGGATACGCTGAACGCGAGGGCATTGGCGGCATCGCCCTCGGTGCCGGCGCGGTATCGCTCGCCATCGGCGGTGCGCGCGAGATTGAGCGAGCCGGCGGCGCCGCGATCCAGCCGGGCGCGGTCACCGTCGCGCCGGGCGGCTATGCCGAGCGGGAGGGGATCGGCGGCATTGCGCTTGTGCCGGGCGCCGTCACGGCCGCGCTTGGCGGCATCCGCGAGCGCGAGGTCGCGGGCGGCCTGTCCACGTCCGTGCTGGTGGACGCGCTGCGCCTGGGCGGCCTGGCTGAGCGTGAGCAGGCTGGCGGTACGCTCGCGCTAGTGGCGGCCGACAACCTGGCGCGGCGCTACCGCATTGACGCGGCTGCGCGCACCTACACCCCGACCGCCGCGAACCGAACCCTGAGCATCCCGACGAGGTGAAACCGTGAGCGACTCAATTACCGTCACCGATGGAAAGGCGCGGGTCACGAAAGATCCGAACGCGGTCCTCGACTACCTGTTTGACTGGTCGGCGTGGCTTGACGCGCACACGCCGGCCGATACCATCGCCTCGGCGAGCGTGCTGGCGACCGGGTGCACGCTCATCACGTCTACGGTCGAGGGCTCAGGGACGCGCGTGCGCGCCTGGATCAGCGGCGGCACCGTCGGCCAGGCGGCCGCGGCAACCTGCCGCATCACCACGGCGGGCGGGCGCACTGACGACCGGACGCTGACGTTCACGATCAAGGAGCGCTGACCATGTACCTGACCTCAGCGCAGTTCGCCACGGCCTACGGCGAAAGCGAGCTGTCCGAGCTGACCGGCGACGAGGCGAGCGTGTTCGATGCGGCCGAGTCGAGCGCCGCGAGCTTGATCGACGGATTCATCGGCTCGCGCTACACGCTGCCGCTGGCGGCCGTGCCCGAGTTGGTGCGCGGCTGGGCCGGGGACATCACCCGGTACCGGCTGTGGGAGGACCGCGCGCCGGAGGAAGTGCGGCGCCGGTACGAGGACGCGCTCGCACAGCTCAAGCTGCTGGCCGCTAGCAGCATTGCGCTCCCGCCGGACGCGCTTGGGCAGTCGCCCGGCGAGCAGATCGCCTTCGGCGGCTACTCGGCCGAGCGAATCTTCACCGCCGACACCATCGGGGACTACTGACCGTGGCACGAATCGACGTGGAGGTGCGCGCGTCGCAGATTCTCGACAAGCTGCGCGAGCTGGAGCAGCGCGCGGGCGGCATGCAGCCGGTGTACCAGACCATCGGCCGCGTGCTCGTTAACCGCATCCGCCTGGGGTTCAAGCTCGGCGCCTCGCCGTTCGGCTCTCCGTGGCGGGCGCTCAAGATTCGCCGCGGGCAACCCCTGCGCGACACCGGCCGGCTGCAGCGCTCCATCGTGGCAAACGCCGACGCCCAGGGCGTGACGATCGGTACGAATGTCCGCTATGCCGGCGTGCACCAGTTTGGCGCCACGATCCGCCCGCGCCGGGCGCGCCGGCTTGTGTTCCCGGGGCCGAATGGGCGGCTGATCTTTGCCAAGCAGGTGACCGTCCCGTCGCGGCCGTTCCTGCCGCTGCTCGATCGCAACACCGCCCAGCTCCCGCCGAGCTGGTCGGCCGCCGTGTCCAGCGCGCTGCGCGACTACTTCCGAATCCGAGGCTGACGCCATGTTCGCCACGACCGAACAGACCATCATCGAGCGGCTGCGCACCCGCCTGCCGGGCATCACCGTCGAGCCGCTGCGCGAGCTGGAGCGCGTGCCCGAGCTGCGCCAGAAGGCGCCGGCGGTGTGGGTCATCTACGACGGATACACCGTCGGCCAGACCATCGCGCCGGGCGCGGTGCAGCAGATCACGCAGGAGTGGTATGTCGTGGTGGCGGCGAAGTCGGCGCGCGGCGCCGGCGAGTCAAACGCGGCGCGCGATCAGGCGGGCGAGATCGCCGAGCAGGTACTCGCGGCGCTGCTCGGGTTCCACCTGGGCGGGGGCAAGTATCTGCGGTTAGCCGACGCGCCGGGGCCTGAATACGATGCGGGGTACTGCCACCTCCCGCTGGCATTTTCCAACGCGGCCACGTTCAAGGGCCAACCTTAGGAGCGATTCTCATGTCGGACTTTTCGTACTTGGGCAGCGGGCAGGTGTACCTGCGCGAAGTGGGCGGCGCGGCCGGCCTGATCGAGGCGGGCAACTGCTCGACCCTGACCTTCGGGGTCACCGAAGACGTGAAGGAGCTGAAGGACTTCACGCAGCCCGGCGGCGGCACCTACAACGAGGTGAAGCGCATCAGCGCGGTCGAGGCGAGCATCACCATGCACGACCTCGACGGGGCGAACCTCGCGCGCGCGCTCTACGGCAGCGCGAGCGTGCTGGCCTCGCAGGCGGTCACCGGCGAAGCCGTGCTGGTGTACCCGGCCGCCTTCTCGCCGTTCGCCAACCTGCCCGCGTCGACCCCGACGCCGACGGTGGTCCCGGCGCAGGCGAGCGCACCGGCGCGCGCGAACACCACGGCCTACGCGCTGAACGCCTACGTGACCCCGGCGACGCCGAACGGGTTCTACTACAAGGCCACGACCGCGGGCACTAGCGGCGGCACCCTGCCGACGTTCCCGACCACCATCGGCGGGACCGTCACCGACGGCACCGTCACGTGGACCTGCGCGGGCCGCACGACCGTGACCGCTGGCACGGACTACGAGGTCCGCTCGTCGGGCATCTTCGTCTACACCGGCCGCACGATCGCGGGCGAAACGTGGACCGTGGGCTACACCCGCGTCGCGGTCGACGTGGTCCAGGCGCTGGTGACCTCGGGCAAGGAATACGAAATCGTGTTCGACGGCCTGAACGAGGCGCGCAGCGGCAAGCGCACCCGCATCACCGCCTACCGGGTGAAGCTCGGCGCGGCGCAGAATCTCGGCCTGCTCGGCGAGGACTACGCTGCGCTGGAGGTCACCGGGAAGCTGCTCAAGGACGCGAGCAAGGTCGGCGGTGTGTCGCAGTACTTCCGCGTCGAGATCGAGGCGTAACGCATGGGCGAGTTCGACGTGCTCGAACCGCCCGCGCGATCAGCGATTTTCAACGGCCGGCAGCTCACCGTCGCGCCGCTGAAGGTCGGCCAGCTTCCGGCCTTTGCGCGGGCGATCAAACCAATCAGCGGCGCCGTCGAGGCGATTGCCACCGGCCGCGCGGCGCTCACCGTCGAGGCCATGCTCGACATAATCGCTGACCACGGCGAGGCCATCATCGATGCCGTCGCGCTGGCCTCGGGTGTGTCAGTGGCCGAGCTGTCAGAATCGACGCCGGATCAACTGATCGAGCTGGCGGCAGTGTGCCTGGAGGTCAATGCCGATTTTTTCGCCCGGCGCCTGACCCCGGCGATTCGCGCGGCCGGTCAGGCGGTACGAGCGCCGGCCGCTGGGGCTGGGCCGACACCCTGACGGCGCTCATCGCCGAAGGACACACGCTGGAGGCGATCCGAGGCTATACCATCAGACAGGTGCGCGAGTTTATGGGGGCGATTGAGCGGATGCACGCGCAGCGGCGCATCGGCGAGGCCACCGCGGCGCGCATGGCACAGGCTGACGGCAAAGCATTCAAGGCGTACCTGAAAGCTCTGGAGGGCGGCGGCAATGGCGGCTGATCTTGAGTTCCGAGTAAACGCCAACCTCGCTGAGTTCCGGTCCGCGCTCGCCTCGATCCGGGACGAGCTGCGCAGCGTCACCGCCGACGCCTCTAGGGTCGGCGCATCGCGCCCGCTGGACAACCTCGACTCCGGGGCACGATCAGCGGCGACTTCCGTCGGCCGGCTGGTGGCGGGCTTCGTGTCGCTTGCGGCCGCAATCCGGCTGATCGGCGCGGCCGACGAGCTGAACACCCTGAACGCTCGACTGCAGATCGCCACCAACAGCGTGCAGGAGTTTGAGCGCGCTCAGGTGGCGCTTTTTGAGCTGGCGCAGCGCTCGCGGGCGAGCCTGACCGAGACGGCCGACCTGTACAGCCGGATCGCGCTGGCCACACAGGACGCCGGGCTCGGGCAGGAAACCTTGCTTGAGGTGGTCGAGACGATCAATCAGGCCGTCCAACTCAGCGGCACGAGCGCGCAGGCGGCGAATGCGGCGCTGATCCAGCTCGGTCAGGGCCTTGGCTCAGGCACGCTGCGCGGCGAGGAGCTGAACAGCGTCCTTGAGCAGACGCCGGTGCTGGCCGACGCGATCGCGCGCGGGATGGGGATCACCCGCGGCGAGCTGCGCAAGTACGGCGAGGAAGGCAAGATCACCGCCCAAGCCGTCATCGAGGCGCTCCAGCGGCAGCGCAACGAGATTGCCGGCCAGTTTGAGCGGCTGCCAGTCACCGTAGGGCAGGCCGTCACGCTGACTCGGAACGCCGGGCTCGCGCTGCTGGGCGCCTTTGACCAGTCCAGCACGGCCACGTCAACGCTCGCCGGGACTATCCAGCGCTTCGCCGCGTTGCTGTCGAGCGAGAGTGTCCGCGGCGCGGTGGTCGAGTTTGGCGTGACCGTGCGCCAATATTTTGAGCTGGCGGCGCAGGCGGCACAGGGCGCGGTGCAGACGCTCAGTGCTGCGCTTGACACGCTCGCCGGGACGCTAAACGCCACCATCGGCGCAGCGATTGGGTCACTCGACGACTTCTCTGGCACGGTCCTCGGGCTGCCGCGAACGGTGGATCACGCGATTGCGCTCATCGTACGCGCCTTCCGCGAGCTGCCGGCGAACATCCGCGCGAGCATCCAGATCGTCACCGTGCAGGCGACCGCGCTGCTGGACCGGATCGTGTCGCAAGCGCAGCTCACGCGCGACCGATTTTCCGCGATCTTCAGCGATGACACGCAGACCGCCGCGCTGGCGCGTTACCGCGAGAGGAATAGGATCATTGAAGAAGCGGCGCGGGGCAGCATTGACTCGGCGCTAGCCGAGCGCGAGGTCGCTATCGCGCAGGCCGAGGATGCGCGCCGCCAGGCCGAGGAAGCCAGGCGCCGTGGCCAGCAGCCGACGACGCGCGGAACGGGACGATTTAGGGCGTCCGCAGCGTCAGGCACCGGCGATGGAAAAGCCGCCGAAGCGGCCAGAAAAGCCGAGCTGGACGCGCTTGAACGCCTACAAGACGACGCGACAAAGCGCGAACTGTCAATTTTGCGCGAACAGTTCGATTCGTCTGCCCTTGCGGCCGAGGACTACTACCAGCGCCGCCGTGACCTGGAGGTGGCCGGCATTGACCAAGCCATCGCGGCTGAGCGGCAGCGGGCGGCGGCAGGCGGGGCTGAGCGCATCAAGGCGCTGGCCGATATTGAGCTCCTGGAACGGCGCCGGGCCGACGTGGAGCGCGCCTCTGCGCTGGAGCGGGACGCCTTTCAACGCAACCTTGACCGGCAGCGCGAGCAAGCAGGCGCTGCGCTTGCGCAGGCCTCTGGCAACCCCGTAGAGGCCGCCCGCATCCGCGCCGAGGCGCAGTACCGCGACCTGCTCAGTCGGCTGACGGCGGAAGGCGACGCTGCCGGCGTGCAACTCATCCGAAAATTGATCGACACCGAGCTGGTAGACGCGCAACTGCAAGAGCTGCAGCGGCGCATCTCGACCGGACTCGCCGACCTGCGTGGGCAGGAGGCGCTTATTGCCGCGCAGGCCGACGCCGGACTGCTGCCGCAACTGGAGTCTGAGCGCCAGCTGACTCAGCTGCGCGTGCGCAGCATTGAGCAGCTCAGGCAGTACCGCGACGCGCTGGTGGCCGTGGCGCAGGCGCAGACCGCGAACGGCGGCATCGCCGATCCGCGCGTCACTCAGCAGATTACCCAGCTCGACACCGAGATCGCGCGCGTCACGGCCAGCCAGCGGCGCCTTCAGACGCAGATCGAGCAGGCCGGAGCCTCTGCGCTCGCCAACCTGTTCACCGACCTCGCCACCGGGGCGCGTGGGTTTTCCGATGCGGTGCGGGCGGCTGCGCTATCCTTCGTCCAGTCGATCGCGCGCATGGCCGCGGAAGCGCTGGCCAAGCGGGCGATTCTGGCGCTTGTGAGCGGCGGCACTGCGGGAGGCGCGGGGGCCGGTGGCATCTTTGCCGGACTGTTTCACGGCGGCGGCATGGTGGGGCGCACGACCGGGCCGGGGCGCATGGTGAACCCGCTGGTATTCGCTGGGGCGCCGCGATTCCACAGCGGAGGCATGGTGGGCTTGCGGCCAGACGAGCGACCCGCGATCCTGCAGACCGGCGAGGAAGTCTTGTCGCGCACCGACCCGCGCAACGCGGGCAACGGCGGCGGCTCGGGCTACCGCATCGTGAACGTGCTGGATCCGTCGCTTGTGTCAGACTATCTCGATTCGTCCGCGGGCGAGCGCACCGTGCTAAACCTGATCGGCCGCAATCCGGGGCAGGTGCGGCAACTTTTGGGGGCATGACATGAGCCACACCAGTGGCACAGCGACTAGTTACACCGACCTGCTCGACCGGCTCGACCAGTTCCTGATCAACACCGGGCACGCCTGGGGGAAGAAGTTCACCGGCACCGGCACCGGCAACCTGACCGCGTACAACGGCACCGCCACCAGCGTGGCCGAGACGTGGACGCTGACCGCGATTAACGCGACCACGTTCAGCGTGTCGGGCAGCGTGTCCGGCGCGCAGGCAAACGCTACGGTAGGCACGCCGTACACGGCGGCGCGCATCGCCTTCACTATCACCGCGGGCGGCACCGCCTACGTGGCGGGCGACGTGTGGACGATCAACACTTCGCCGAAATGGTTGCGGCTGCGGCGGGCGGGCTGCGCTGGGCAGGAGAAGCGCACGACCAACCTCGCCAACGAGGCGAACCTGTACGACGGATCGACAGCTACCCGCGCAGCGCGGGCAGCGACGACCGCGTTCATCGAATATGAAATGATCGCGCCAACCGAAGTGCGCGAGTTCGTTCTTCAAGCCTACTTGACCGCGAATTCGCCGGCCGCTTTCTCGCTTGATTGGAAAGACAATGCTGGCGATTCGTGGACGACCGCTCAATCGTGGAGCGGACAAACGTGGTCCGACAATCAGACGCGCGTCTACACGCTCACCACGGCGCCCGGCGCGCATCGCTTCTGGCGCTTCAACATCACCGCATCGACCGGCTCGACGCTGGAGTTTTCGACGTTCAACCTGCGAGAGCAGGTGAATCAGCTCTACACGCTGCACGAGCGCGCCGAGTACGTTTGGAGCGCTCCGGGGTTGGGCGGGACCAGCACCATATACGTGGGGGCAGAAACCTACGGCAGCGTGGACTTCGATACCTACAACTTCGGACTGACAGGGTTTCGCACGTGGAACAGCACGCTGCCCGCGGCCGCGCAGGCGAACCCGACCTCAATGCGATACCTGTCGCTGGTGAACGCCTCCATTTCATACTGGATCGTGGCCAACGGTCAGCGGTTCATTCTGGTGACGAAGAACAATTCCGTCTATCAGATTGCCTACGCCGGTTTCGGGCTCCCCTATGAACCGCCCAGCGCGCACGCCTACCCGATGATCGTCGGCGCGACCAGCAGCGGCCGCACGGTGCGCTACTCAGACCAGAATGCCTACTTCCGTTTTCCGATTGACCCAGGCCGCTATGGGCTCGCGGCCATGTTCCCGGATGCGCAGTGGAGGGACTTCTCAAATAGGTTCTCTGGGACCGGCGAAGGTGTAGCGGACACGGTGGTGGCCGCGCACGTTTACCCGACGTTTCTCACGCAAGCCGGTTTGCAGTTGACGTTCTATCGCTCGGGCGTGGACGACACGACGCGCCTGCTGATGCCGTGCGTGTTGGGGAACATGCTGGCCGCGCCATATCACATTTGGGGCGAGTTTGAGGGGCTTTACTGGACGCCGGGTTATTCGGTAGCGTCTGAGTCGCTCATACAAGAAAGCCGCTTTGATCACCTGGTGGTGCAGAACGTTTTTCGCGTCGCTGCGCAGAATTACGGCGCCGTGCGCCTGGACTGAGGCCAAGCCATGCCATACGAAACCGGTACCGCCAACGACGTAAACGACCTGCTTTCCAAGCTGCGCGTGTTCGCGCTCGCACAGGGCTGGGCGGTGGATTTCAACGGCGCGCGCACCGATCACACCGGGCAGGCCGTGCTACTAAACAAGGCCGGCATGCGCTGCGGTTTTTTCACGCGCACCAACGTCAGCGGACAAGGCGCCACCATCGACCCTGGCCCGTACATGGGGCCGGCGCTTTATCCCGGACCCTACAACTCGGGACAGGCCGCGCACGCACAGACCGGAATCTCTTACTTCGCGTACGCGAACAACATGCCGGGGCCGTTCGTGGCCTATCACGTTTTCGCCGGCGCAAACCGCGCGGGCGAGTCTTACCTGCACGTGGTGGTCGAGGTCACCGCGGGCAGTTTTAGGCACTTCGGGGTCGGCACGCTAAATCGGCTCGGCGTAGTCACGAATGGGAGCTATGCCTACGGCAATCGCTGGCATTGGAATGCTATAAATGCGTCGGATTCGATCAACAGCACCTTTAATCAAGTGCCGTGGGATTCAACTGAAGACGCTAACCCTTTTAATTTAGACGGCGGCCTAAACTCGCGCGGAACGATCATCCGCGCCGACAGCGATTCCGTGTCGCCGCGTTATTGCGTGCTGTTTGGTTCCAGCAGCGGATTAGGCGTGAACTTCGCGCGAGGTTTCGCGGTGCCTCCGTTTTTCGGACGACCTTCTCCTACAGTCAACGCGAGCGCGCTGGCAATACCAGCCGCGAGCGGGTTGACTGGCCGTGCGATGCTTGCGCCGTTGTGGGTCGCCATCCTTCGACCCGGCAACCTGTGGTCGCCGCTCGGGAGTCCTCAGGACATTCGCGCGGTAAATATGTCCAACATCACGCCAGGCGCCGCGATTACGCTCGGGCCGGATACGTGGCGTGTGTTCCCGGTGATTAGAAAAAACGGGATCGGCTCGCAAGAGAATAGCGGGGTGAACGGCTACGCCTACCGGGTCGCTTCGTGATCGAATTTTTCTCAAACATCGCAGGGCTTGCGCCAGAGCTGGACGCATGGGTGCCGACGGGCAACCTGTTCGGCGACGGGGAGACGCTCGCGCTGGCGACTGCACCCGGCATCGGAGGACCGGAGACACAGGCCACGTTCCCGCTGCGCGTGGACTACGGCGGACCATTTGTCGGCAGCTTGATCCCGCATTACGGCGGAGATCTGTACGAGCGCCTGCACATATCCGATACGCTGCTCTCGCTCGGCAACGTGATCGGCCAGCAGGTGCGCACTATCACCGTGTGGAATGCCTTCATGCGCGGGCATTTTCTCGCGGCAATCAACGCCAGCGGCGCGGAAGGGATCACGCTGACCGGCGGCATCGCCGCGCCCGCGTCCTTCGCTCCTCTGCAGGAGGCGAGCTATACGCTTACCGTGGGCACGGACGGGCCTCCGGCGATTGCCGCTGCGTTTACGTGGGACTTCCTGCCCTACGACCTCGTGCTGGTTATCACCGGGTCGCGCGTGATTCCGTGGACGTTTGTTCCCGACTGGTCGGCCGGGATCCTCGAAAGGCTGGAGTGGAAAACCGACGTGCTGCAGTCCTTCGACGCGAGCGAGCAGCGCGGCGCGCTGCGCCTCGGGGCGCGGCAGCGGTGGGAGTTCGAGGTGTTCTTTGAGGGCCGCTCGCGCCGGTACGCCGAGGCGTCCGCGTGGGGCTGGGGCGCGCGCGTGTGGGCGCTGCCGGTGTGGATCGACGGGCAGCAGCTCGGAGCGCAGCTCAACGCGGGCGCGCTATCGGTGCCGGTGGCGACCGCGCTGCGGGCCTACGCGGCAGGCGGACTTGCCGTTGTGTTCTCTGACCCGTTTACGTACGAGGTGCTCGAAGTCGCATCGGTGGGCGCCAGCAGCATCACGCTCGCCAGAGCGACTGCCTCGACGTGGCCGGCGACCGCCACCATCTACCCGGCACGGCTCGCCCGGCTGGCCGATCAGGTGGCGCTGCCGCGCTGGAGCGGTCAGGCCAGCAGCGCGCGGCTTGCCTTCGAAATGGTGACCCCGGCTGACTACACCGCCGACGCGGGTGCGGTGACCTACCGCGGCCGGCCAGTGCTGACCGATAAACCCAACTGGGTCGGCGGGTTCGAGCTGGAGCTGTCGCGCAAGCTGGCCGAGCTGGACGCGATGACCGGCGCGCGGGTGTACGACGACGAATCCGGCATCCCGTCGGCCCGCCAGCGCATGCGCTGGACGCTTACCAGCCGAGCCGAGCAGGACACCTACCGGCGACTGCTCTACGCCTTGCGCGGCCGTCGCGGCTCGGTGTGGGTGCCGACGTGGACCGATGACCTCGTATTGGTGGCGACGATTGCCTCGGGCGCGTCAAACATTGACGTGGACTGGACGGGCTACACGCGCCAGCTCAACCAGGACACCGGTCGGCGCGACGTGCGCATTGAACTGGCGAGCGGGACGATCCTGTACCGGCGCATCACCGGCGCGGTGGAGGTCAGCGCGACCGTCGAGCGCCTGAGCGTCGATGCCGTGTTCCCGTCTACTATCGAGCCGGCCGACGTGGTGCAGGTAAGCTTCCTCACGCTGGCGCGGCTGGACGCCGACGCGATTGAACTGGCGCACTGGACCAGCGACGTGTCCGAGTCGGCGACGACGTTCCGGGGGTTCCAGCATGAGCTTTGATTCAGTCGAGCGGAGCGTTGAGGGCCGGGCGCCGGTCGAGCTGTGGACGTTCTTTCGCAGCTTCCAGGTGTGGCGCTACACCAGCGCCGACCGGGATATCAGCTTCGGCGGGTTCCCATACCTGGCGCGCTCAATCGCCCGCAGCTCAATTGAGTCGAGCGCCGAGCTGGCGCGCGGCACGTTGCGCGTGACGGTCCCGCGCGACCTTGAGGTCGCTGACCTGTACCGGGTGGCGCCGCCGACCGTGCCAGTCACGTGCACGCTGCAGCAGTACCACGACGGG